GGCCCTTTTCTTTTGCCTCGGAGTCTTATGGGAATAACTGATCAAGATTATGCAAGGCGCGGAAATCCATACACGCCCAAAATGCCTGGAAAGCGAATCGGCCTTGTAAATATAGCCACAAATGCAGATATAATGGCCGAAAAGAAAGCCATTGAGGCCGAGAGAGCCAGACAGACTGACCCTGAAGTTGTCACCTTATCTTCGTATGTCTCCACTGTTTACGAGCGTAATAAGCTCAATAGAGAGGCTTCCGGCGTTGAATATCAGATGCTCAGATCACTTGCCCAGCGCAACAATGAGTATGATGCTGAGAAAATGGCGGCTATTATTGCTGCAGGCGGCACAGAAGTATTTACTGGCATTACAGGAGTTAAATGCCGGGCGGCTGAATCATGGCTTGGCGATGTGTTGGCCCAGAATTCGTGGGGTTTAAAGCCGAGTCCTATACCAGATTTACCTCCGGTGGCAACTCAAGTAATTGCCGATCGCGTTATGAACAGAGCCCAGGAACAGTTCGCGATGGCTCAGCAGGGTCAAGGTCAAGAGATGTCGCCTGATGAAATCTATGATATGGCGGCTGAACTGAGAGAAAGCCTCGAAGACGAACTTAACGAGGAAGCCATTAAACGATCTGAAGGTATGCAGACCAAGATAGAGGATCAGCTTGCTGAAGGTGGATGGGAAAACGCTTTTGATGATATGATTACAAACGCCTGCACACTAAAAGCTGGCTTCATAAAAGGCCCTATTCTCAGGAAAAAGAAAGAAATGACCTTCCCTAAAGCGGCTTTTAGCGGAAGAACCACTGTTAAAGTTAAAGAGGTCGTGAAACATACTTACGAATCTCCCAGCCCGCTTGATATGTATCCTTCTGATGGCGCAATGGATTGTAATGATGGTGATCTTGTCGAAAGAATGTGGTTTACCAGAAAACAGCTACAGGACATGAAGGGCCTTGACGGCTTTGATGTCAATGCTATTAACCTGGTCTTAAACGATTTTGGCCGTGACGGTTTCAGAACATATACATCCCTTGATAGCTGGCGGTCCATACTTGAGGAGCGCGGAAACTCATATGGCGACAGAAAGGGGCTTATTGAGGGTCGCGAGTTCTGGGGAAGCGTACAGGGCCGGTTGCTTATAGAGCGAGGCATGTATACTGATCTGGACGGAAATCTGCTGAAGCCTCTTGAGGAATATGAAGTAAATGCGATTCAGATAGGGACCTACATCATCCATGTAAGATTCAATCCCGACCCTTTGGGGAATCGTCTATATTCAAAGACTGGATGGGCGACTGTTCCGGGTTCATTCTGGTATAAGGGAATCCCAGAATTAATGGAAGACTTGCAGGAAATCTGTAATGCCGCTGTAAGGGCTTTAGTCAATAATCTCAGCATTGCATCGGGACCCCAAGTCGTAATAAACGACATATCGCGGATCGACAAAGCTGGCGATATTGAGTCCATGTATCCGTGGAAAATATGGCAATTCTCAAACACGATGAAGAATCAAAACAAGGCAATCGACTTTTTCCAGCCAAAGGCATACTCCAAGGAATTATTTATGGTATATCAGGAATTTGCCAAGCTGGCAGACGATTATACTGGAATCCCGGCATATATGATCGGCAACGATAAAATTGCTGGCGCTGGTCGGACGTCATCCGGACTTGCCATGCTTATGAATAGCGCGTCACGCGGTATTAAGAAGGTTATCTCGCGGATCGACCGGGAGATTCTCCAACCTGTCGTTTTGCGGCAATACCAATGGAATATGCTTTATGGTAAGGATGAATCCATAAAGGGCGACGTTAATATTCAGCCTCAAGGCGCATTAGCCATGATCCTGAACGAGCAGATGGCTCAAGCTCGCATGGATTTCATGAATGGTACCAATAACGAACTTGATCAGTACATAATGGGGCTTGAGGGAAGAGCATCGTTGTTAAGAAAAGTATCAGAACCGTTGCAGATGAGGGATGATGGCTTGGTTCCAGATAGGAAGCGAATCAAGAAGATGGCAATTCAACGTGAACAGGAACAAATGGCCTTACGACAGGCCGAGCTGGCACAACAGCAACAGCCGGTGGCAGCATAACAAAAGAGGAGGAGTAGCATGAGGAAGAGTATTGTAGTAATGTTGGTGCTGGTAGGAATCATGGGGATTTCTCAGTTTGGATATGGCTGGGATCGTCAGAAAATGTCGATCAAGCAGATAGAGACAACCCAGATGTCAAATCCACTACCTGGCGGCGTGATCACAGTAAACGACAGCCTGTCTTTTCTCTCCGGAGCAACCCAGAAAGTTGATGTTATTGATGAAGCCACGTCTGGATCCGGCGTGACAGTTGATGGCGTCCTACTGAAAGACTCAGAGATGACCGGAGATATCAATACGGACGATGTCACGGCCACAGGAGCCTACACGGCAACGATTGATTACAACTATCCGGCGAGTACAAACGCTATACTTGCAACAGTTAACCATAAAAACATTACGGTTGGCGCCGACGATGCTTATATGCTGTTTAATTTCAGCATGTATAATGCATCAACCAGCGCCCAGAACTTTGTCTACTACAAGACCGTTGTAGGCGAAGCCGATGCCGACGAAGAAGACGGTGAGTTAATTATAGGCGTTGAGAGTGCAAGTACTGCTACAGACACGCTCAAGGTTGATGAGAATGGTGTAACTGTGTTGGCGGGTACGCTACAGGCCGATAATGCCACTGTGCTGGCAGGAACAACTGCCCTGAATGGTGGTTTAACCATGGATGGCAATGCGTTCAGCGTTGCTGATACAACCGGAAATACAGTTATCAAGGGTACATTAACAACCACCGGAAATGTCGAAATTGTTGGAACATTGACGCAGACGGGCAACGCGACTTTTGCGGGGAACCTGGCTTATACCAATGGAGCCACAATTCAGCAACTCGGTGCGGGGAACCTTCAGTTAACGGAAGCCTTGTTCTCGATTAATGGTGGATTTAATGTTGGGGGTGTTGTTGCTCCTGGTGATAATAACATGAGGGTTGAGGGGACAAGCGCATTAATCGGCAATACCACTGTAACAGGAACACTTACAAGTACTGGTGTTGTAACAATGGTCGCGGCGCCCGCTGTCACTGTAACAAACGCTCCGGCAGCCGAAACAAATACAATGACTAATAGCCCGGATGTTAATAATAACGCTGATCCTGTATGGGTCCAGATAACGATAGGCGGCAATATATTTGTTATGCCAGCATGGGAGCTTAACGACTAGACAACATCGGCAACAGACCGTAAGAAAGTTGTTCATTTATGAAATCAATTAACCGAGAGATCAGGACGGTGCAGGCGTTTAATCGGATTTCCAAAACGTCTGACGGGGATGAGTTTATCAAGTGGCTTAATGACTCTCGCGAAGAAATAAGGAATCAGGTAGAAGAGGCAAATGGAAATGAAGTTTATCGTGGCTTGGGTGAGTCACGTTGTATAACAGCAATCCTGAAAGAGTTTGAGGGCGCAACAGACGAAAATCTGATGAAAATGAAGTCCCGAACTTAAACAGGGAACACCGATAGGATACCGGGAACGGCCCTATCGTAAAACGCATACCGGGAACGGCGCGTAGAGAGAAGGTAAAAAATGAAACATCAAGTGATACCACAGGCAATATTAGATCAGGACGCGGCAATAGACGTTGCAATAGCTGAGGCACAGAGGTTAATGGATGCAGAAATGAATCCATCGGCTGTTCCGAAAGATGGAGAGCCAGACCCCAATGGAGAGCCTTTAGCGCAACAAAGACCTTCTGTCCCTGATCGAATGCCATCGCTTGAGGAGACGCTTAAAGCGGCAGAGGAACCGCAGGCAGTTGTACCGCCTCTGACCGCACCAGGGACAACGGTGTTAGAGCCGAAAGAACCTGATAGCGTTCAGAAAGCAGAAGCTGACAGACAGGCTGAAGTCGAGCGGTTACAGCAGGAACTTTCTACATTACGTGGAAAGTATAATGCTGAGACGGCAGCCAATACAGCGCGGATAGAAGGGTTGGTAAAGGATATTAAAGAGATGCAAAGCCAACCTGTTGCGCCACCTGTTCCTGAAACTCCGGCTTATCAGAAGTATATGACTGATGAAGAACGGGCCGAGTATACGAACAGGGACGAGGCACTGGACACTTCTGGCCGTGCCGTATTAGGTGAAGCTGAGCGAAGAATCAATGAGCAGGCGCAGGCAAATGCCAGAGAGCGTGCCGAGATCAACGATCGGCTCAAACGTATTGAGGCAGATCAGGCTAAGGAAAGAGCTCAAGATAGCTTCAATGCATTCATGGGTGAAGTAGAGAGTATATGTGAAGATGCTATTAAGATTAATAACGAGCCAACCTTCACGGCTTTTCTGCAAACTCGCGACGAGCATGGCCGCCAATACGGCGATATGGCCAATGCCGCAGTTAATGTGAGTCCTCATGAAGTGGCACGCATTATTAATAAGTTCAAAGCTATATCTGGTTATAAGACGCCTTCACAGGTTGATGTAACTAACCAGATTAGACCTGAAAAAGCAACAGCAAGCACCGGTGTTGATCAGCCAAAAGAGATGACGGCAAAGCCAAGAATAACGCAGGCCCAGATACAGCAATTCAATGAGGATATTGCCAAGGGCAAGTATGGTCAGCCGTCGGAGGCGTACTTAAACCCCGATGTTATTAAGATACAGAAAGAAATCGATTCCGCAGGGTTAGATGGACGGGTAGTTTAGAATAGGTTAGTGGGTGCTGACCAGCCAGTTTGTCTCTTGCGGGAAAAAATAGGAGGATAATAATATGAGTTATCCAGTAGCACCAGGTACAAGAGATATTGGCGCAATAACTATGCGTTACATACCTGCGATCTACAGTGGCAAAATGCTGGTTAAGTTTTATGCCAGAACTGTAATTGCAGCCATCACAAACGCCGACTGGGAAGGTGAGATCAAAGCCCAGGGAGATACGGTATACATTCGTGCTATACCCACTATCACCAGCCGAGCTCACACGAAAGGTCAGACACTGGTACACGAACAGCCGACTGCAACGCCGGTTACGTTCCTTGTCGACAAAGGCCAGTACTGGGCATTCAGTACTGATGACGTGGATGATGCTCAGACAGACATCAAGGCCTATACTGACAGGTGGACCGAAGCGGCCGCAAAGGATCAGGCAGTTGAAATTGACACGCTGTTCCTTGCAGACGTTTATTCAGATGCACATGCCAGCAACCAGGGCAATTCAGCCGGCGCCATTTCTGGCGATATAGAACTGGGTCTTGACGGTGGTACTTCCATTGCGCTGACAGCCGCAGACGTTATTGAAAAGATTATGGATTGTGGGCAGGTCCTGGACGAACAGAATGTTCCTCCGGAGAATCGCTGGATGGTTATCCCGGCGTGGATGGGCAACATGATCAAGACGTCTGACCTCAAGAATGCCTATATGACGGGCGACACAGTATCCCCGACCAGGAATGGTCAGCTTGGTATTGTAGATACCTTTATGCTCTTCAAGAGCAACCTGCTTGCGACAACGGCAGATGGTTCAGCAAACACCACTACCTGCATTATATTTGGCACGAATGACGCCATCACATTTGCGACACAGCTTATCAAGAATGAGAATATGCCGAATCCATTCTCATTTGGAACGCTGTTCCGTGGCTTGCAGGTATACGGTTACAAAGTTGTGAAACCCGAGGCTCTTGGCTGGTTGTATGCCAGAAAGGGATAAGAGATTTTGAGTTGAGGGGCGTCTTGTGCTGTCCGTAATAAAGCGTTTCAGTAACGGCCCCTTGACCGAAATATAATATAACAGAAACCGTTAAACTCATAAGAAGGAGAGAAGAAAATGGCTACAGCAGCAGATAGTGCAAAAGAGATGAAACGTGGTGGCTGGCCTGGCACGGGCCAGAAGGTTGGCGTACTTGAGGCTGAGATTGACCTCGCAGTAGTGAGTGCGGAACTCGTAGCTCAGGGCGATGGAGTCCTGGCAACAGGAGACATAATTCAGTGTCTTAATTTACCTCAAGGGACCATGGTTCTCAGGGCTGGTTTTGAAATCACGGAAACAGTTGTCGGCGTAGCAGCTCTTCCGTTATCACTCGGAATCACCGGCGGCGATACAGATCATTTCGTTGGGGAGGTTGATATTGGTTCCAGCACATCATACGTGCTGACAGACTACGTTCCTACCAAGCAGGGAACGGGCGCCTATATCATCGGAGAAGGTGCGGCAGGTGCCACATCAGATACGATCGATCTTCTGTGCGGGACAGTCACGGCTACATCCATAACCGCTGGTAAACTCCGTGTGTTTGCCGTTGTGGCAGATGTAGCATCCATGGAAGGTTAATCCAAGTTAAGCAATAATTCATAATCAGGGAGGGGCAAATCCTCTCCCTGATTTATTAACAATCTCTCGGAAGGAGTATACCATGAAAAGGATTGCGATAATTGCCATAATTGTACTCGCC